CTACGTTGCTCTTGAGTAACGGGAACGCCTACTGCGGTTGACCACTACCGCGTTCGGTCGTAAGATCGGATTTCAGCACTGCCATGCTGAGTGTGGAGGTGGGCATTTAAATCAATGCCTGGGGGAGGGGAAGGAGATAGTAATCAGAAAGGCCCTAACCTTTCTGACTCACCTCATCTAGTTGTTCTATTCTAGGTTTTAACTTAGTCTATAAATAAATTGGAATGGGGGCTAGTAGCTCTGTGTACCCACCAGAAAACCCTAAGGGGCCAAGAACGAATTCATGCGTACGGGCATAAGACGGCAACAGCCGCGGCACCACGCATGGACGGATTGACGGGACCCATGACCAAAAATCTCCATGGAAGTACAGCTAAATACATGTCAAAGAACGCAAGCCCGCACAAGCACGTCATGCTAAAGCAGGATCACGAGAAGACAATTAGCTCTACTTTGGTATCAACCGCTTCTCGCTCACCGAAAGGTAAGTGGAATGTTGGTCCAATGAAGAGATGGAGGGTGTTCAGGGAGGCCTCAAGGGATCTCTCCGGTTTCGACTGGGGGGACACCTGTCCTGATACCAAACTGTTCGTAGATAGACTATCCACGCTCAGTCAGAGTGCCACTAGGGGTGAGATGTCGCACGCCGCTAGTGGATTCTTGTACCGGAAGGTGATGGAATCACCCGGGGAGGATCTGAAAGGCCAGCTCAAACGGTCCTACTGCACTTCTTTGTCAAAAGACACGCCGTGCGTGCCTAGGAAGTGGAGGAGGATGGCGGAGCGAGTGGTGGCTCGGGTTTTTCGGAAAGGGTGGGACCGCCGTTGGAAGGAGACAGCGGGGGATTGGAAGATCCCGTTCGGCAAAGCGACTTTTGACAAGTCGGTGAGCGCGAACGAGTTCTGGAAGGAGCGGTCTGGATGGTGGTATAGACACGTAGTGGGAGGAGTAGAGCCTGAGGCGGATGAAGCTTGGGTTCCCGAGTTCCGTAGGGTTAAGGTCCTTGATGAGGGAGGCAACAAGTATCGTATTATCACCATAGCCCATGGTGAACAACACATGCTTGCCCCGTTGAACGACCTGATCTATCGGAGACTGAGTGGCCAGAAGTGGTTGCTCAGGGGGGATGCAACGCCGACGTCTCTAGGTGGGATGAAGTACGCGAAAGGTGAAGTATTCGTGAGTGGGGATTATGAGGCAGCCACGGACAATATTGGCTCCTCCTTCTCCAAGGCACTCGTACGGATCCTGCGGAAAAATTCCACCTACGTTCCCGAGTGGATCTGGGATGCGGCTATCGACTCGTTGACCGGGTGGATAGTGTTGGACGGGCGGGTGACACTGCAGAGTACTGGTCAGATGATGGGAAACT